AGCTAAGGTTATCTCTGTAGGTAACCTCGCTGAGGTAATTGAAGAAGGAAGTACAGTAATGTACGATATGCATGCAGGTCACGATATATCTTATGACGATGTTATGTACCGAATAATAAAGCTTAGGGATGTAGTTTTTGTGGAATGAGTAGGAGTATAATGTCTCAAGATCTTAAGGATTTACATTTCCTTAAATACTACAGACCGGTCCGGAAATGGGCGTGCAAGCAGAATGATTTAAAAGATGCTGACTTAGAGTTGTTAATATACTTAAACTGTTTGAATAGATTCACAAGAGATGATTTTATCAACGGTGTATACGCATATACTTGGGACAAGCATAGGTGGGAGAGGTTAAGGCAAGCAGGTTGGATAGAGGTGTGGAGGCATAGAAACAGGACTACGATTAAGTACTCTGTCTACAAAACCTCGTTCAAGTGCAATCACCTAGTAAGTAGGATATACAGGATACTGCTAGGTGAAGAAGACATACCCACCACAATTAATTGCGTTTACTATAATAATGAATCATACACTGATAAAGTCATGAATAAGGCTATAGATGATATGATAAAAGACAAAAACAGATAATTATGAAGAAAGGAACTTACAGCAAACCAAAAGTTAAAGTTAAGGTTAAAACAAAAAAGTAAGGTATGGGCTTACTACAGAACGTGCTATCGTCTGGTGCTAGTGAATTAATTAAAAGTGTAGGAGGGATCATAGATAACTTAACTACATCTAAAGAAGAGAAGCTAGCAGCAGCTCGAGAGATAAAGCAATTAATATCTAACCACGAGATAGACATGCAGAAGCAGGTTACTAAGCGATGGGAGGCTGATATGAAGTCCGACTCTTGGCTATCTAAGAATGCTAGGCCATTAGTGCTTATATTCCTAGTAGCATCAACAGTCTTGATGATATTCATTGACGCTGGGACTATAGCTTTTGAAGTACAACCAAAGTGGACGGACTTACTGCAGCTAGTACTGATAACAGTTATTGGGGCTTACTTCGGTGGTAGGTCTTTAGAGAAAACAAAAAAGTAACAATTAAATTAAATTAAGATGGGTAAGATAAAAGAAATGGTTGATTTAAAACCTAAAGCGGAAAAGATAACAGAGGTTCAATTAAAAGAACTACAAACGGTTGTTGATCAAAACAATGCTGTACAGTTTAGGATTGGGTCTATTGAAACTCAAAAACACGAGCTAATACACAGGCACTCTGAGATCCAAGGTAGGATAGCAGCTATACAAGGTAACTTGAGTAAGGAATACGGTACGTTTGATATTGACTTGTCAGACGGTACTATAAACTACCCTACCAATGGATAGTCACTTAATTAGAAAGATAACCATAGGCAAGGACTACAAGAGTGATGCTATGCATTATGCTGTTGGACAAGTTGTCTATGGTGGTCATACGATATGCGATATATTAGAGAGGGAGACTAAGTACTCTATTTATATAAGAAAGAAAGACATTGTTATTCCGTGGAAAGACTTTAACAAGAACATGGCTATTTCAGTGGAATATGACTTAGAGTACTAATGAGAAGTTTATTCAACTTCATAGTATCGCCAGATGGAGATAGGTACAATAACTCTGTGAAAGTTGGTGATAAGGACCTTATTTTAAATACTGAGATCTTCAATCACCAATACGTAAATAGGAATGCTATTGTGCTAAAAACACCTGTAGCCACTGAGTCTAATATAAAGGAAGGTGACAAGGTAGTTATCCACCACAACGTATTTAGAAGGTGGCACAACGTTAAAGGCTTAGAGAAGAATAGTAGATCATTCATGAGCGAGAACGAATATATCGTAAGTGATGATCAAATCTTTTTACATAAACCAGAAGACTCTGACGATTGGAATGCTACAGACGGTTATTGTTTTGTGCAGCCACTAAAATCTACAGAGGACTTTGGTATAGATACTGAAGAGCCTTTAATGGGTGTAGTAAAGTACACTGACGGCGTACATAGTGAGGGTGACCTCGTAGGCTTTACCCCAGTCTCTGCATATGAATTTGTAATTGGTGGTAAAAGATTGTATAGAGTTAGGAATCAATTTGTTACTATTAAATATGACTATAGAGGAAAGGAAGAAGAGTATAATCCAAGCTGGGCGTAAAGCGGTTGATGAATTGATAAAGGTAGCTGAGGAACCTATAGTTGATTCTAGTGATGACTTGACCGCTGACAAGCTTAAGAATGCTGCAGCAACAAAGAAGCTTGCTGTCTTCGATGCCTTTGAGATATTGAATAGAATTGAAGAAGAGGAGAGATTAATGGACGATTTAGAGAAGTCTAAGAAGGATCTAAATAAACCTAAGTTCCAAGGGTTTGCTGAAGGGAGGAAGAAGTAATGTACGAACAATCACTATACAAAGTAGTAGAACCCATAAAGTTAACAACCATAAATAGGTTGAATAAAAGTAAAAAATGGGACTATGGCTACAACAAAGAAAATGATGTTGTAGTAATATCTAAGAGTGGGCAGGTAGGCGAAGTGCTTGAGATACAAGGACTAAAGGTGGTTCTACCTAAGGTACCTAAGAATGTCTTCTCTTGCTCTAAAGTAGTCAGCGAACAGAAGTGGAAACAATTCGCACTCAACCCTAACTTTAAAAACATAAGAAGTAGGTTTGACTGGGAGAACCAATCCAATGAATTCAAGGAATTACACTATAAATACATCGACGAAGAGTTTAAGAGAAGAGACGAAGGTTTCTGGTTCATGAACAACGGTGTACCAACTTATATAACCGGTAGTTACTATATGTACCTACAGTGGAGTAAGATCGATATAGGTGCTCCAGATTTTAGAGAAGCCAATAGGCTTTTCTTTCTGTTTTGGGAGGCGTGTAAAGCTGATAGAAGATGCTACGGTATGTGCTACCTTAAGAACAGACGTTCTGGTTTTTCTTTTATGAGCTCAGGTGAAACCGTTAATTTAGCTACGTTAGCAAGTGATAGTAGGTTTGGAGTCTTATCCAAAACTGGTGAAGATGCTAAGAAGATGTTCACGGATAAAATAGTGCCTATAAGTATAAATTACCCTTTCTTCTTTAAGCCTATACAAGATGGTATGGATCGACCTAAAAGTGAATTAGCTTACCGGGTCCCAGCCAAGAAGTTCACTAGGAGAAGTATGGGTAAAGTTGACGAGGCTGACGAAGAAAAAGGTCTAGAAACTACTATTGACTGGAAAAGTACTGGTGATAATAGCTATGATGGTGAGAAGCTGTCTCTTCTTGTCCACGATGAAAGTGGTAAGTGGGATAAGCCTAACAACATACTAAATAACTGGCGCGTCACAAAGACTTGTCTGAGGTTGGGAGGTAGAATCATAGGTAAGTGCATGATGGGTTCTACTAGTAACGCTCTAGATAAAGGTGGATCAAACTTCAAGAAGTTGTATGGAGATTCGCAGGTAGGTAAAAGAAATAGAAATGGGCAAACTAAATCTGGTTTATATTCTTTGTTTGTCCCAATGGAATGGAACTACGAAGGATTTATAGATGAGTTTGGGCTACCAGTGTTTGACACCCCAACTGGTGATGTGTACGGGCCATATGGTGAGCTAATAGAAACCGGGGTTGTAGATTATTGGAATAACGAAGTTGATGGCTTAAAGGAAGACCAAGACGGTTTAAATGAACTTTACAGGCAGTTCCCAAGAACAGAAGAACATGCTTTTAGGGATGAGACCAAGAGCAGTCTATTTAACTTAGCTAAGATATATGAGCAGATAGATTACAATGAAGGTAATAGAAACTCATCAGTAGTAACCACTGGTAATTTCCAATGGGAAAACGGAGTGAAGGATACTAGAGTAAGCTTTAACCCAGACCCCAATGGTAGATTTAAAATTAGCTGGGTACCTAGTTCTGGTATGCAGAATAACGTTATATTAAAGAATGGGGTGAAATGGCCAGGCAATGAACACATGGGTGCTTTTGGCTGCGATAGTTACGACATTAGTGGTACTGTCGACGGTAAGGGTTCTAAAGGTGCTTTACACGGCTTAACTAAGTTTAGTATGGAAGATGCTCCAGCTAATACATTCTTCTTAGAATATGTAGCTAGACCTCAGACCGCCGAGATCTTCTTTGAGGATGTTCTAATGGCACTTGTATTCTACGGGATGCCAATACTCGCTGAGAACAATAAGCCTCGTCTATTGTACTATTTACGTAGGAGAGGTTATAGAGGTTTTAGTATGAACAGGCCTGATAAGGTTTGGAACAAGCTTTCCGTAGCTGAAAAGGAGGTAGGTGGAATGCCTAACTCTAGCGAGGACATCAAGCAAGCACACGCGGCAGCGATAGAAATGTACATCAACGATCATGTTGGACACTTAGAGGATGGTACTTATGGTACCGTTTACTTTAGTGAAACGCTAAGTGATTGGAGTAAGTTTAATATAAATAACAGAACTAAGTTTGATGCTGCAATAAGCTCTGGTTTAGCTATCATGGCTTGCAATAGACATATGTATAGACCCAACCCAGAAGTAAGTAAACAACCACTAGGTATAAGCATATCGAGATACACTAACACCGGATTTAATTCAACAATAATAAAAAAATAGATTATGGCAGAGTCTGCGATAAACAACTTCCCCTCACAGGCAGTTAGTGACTTAGAGAAAATGACTCAAGAGTATGGGTTAAAAGTAGGTAGAGCTATCGAACACGAGTGGTTCGGTGGGGCCACGTCTAGGCACGGTGGTAATGCAAATGACTTTCATAAACTTAGGTTATACGCTAGAGGTGAACAGCCAATAGAAAAGTACAAAAACGAGTTATCTATAAACGGCGATTTAAGTTACTTAAACTTAGATTGGAAGCCTGTACCTATAGTACCTAAGTTTGTTGATATTGTAGTAAACGGTATGGCTCAGAGAACTTACGACGTTAAGGCCTACTCTCAAGACTCGTATGGAGTTAGTAAAAGAACTGAACACATGGAGTCTATACTTCGTGACATGAGAACTAAGGAGTTTAACGATAAGGTTCAAGAAAGCTTTGGTTTGGATCTTTATGAAAATGATAAGGAAAAGTTACCAGATACAGAGGAAGAGCTAGCGTTACATATGCAGCTTGACTATAAGCAATCAGTTGAGCTAGCTGAAGAGCAAGCTATAAATGTATTAATGGAAGGTAGTAGGTTTGACTTAATAAGACGTAGAGCTTTATATGACTTAACTACTATAGGTATTGGAGCGGTAAAAACTACGTTCGACTGGAGTGAAGGGGCTAAGGTACAATACGTTGATCCAGCTAACCTAATATACTC